GTTCCTACAACACCCCCAAGCGCCTTGAGCGCAGTGGTCAAAAGTGCTGTCCAACCGCTATCACCCGCCGATTGCGATGTAGTGGTCAAAACGCTCTTTAAACGATCCCATGTGTTGATCAGACCGTCAGTCTCACCTTCCATCGTTTTGAGTGCTTCGGTGAACGGGCCAAAGAAGTCCCGCGCTGCCAACTGACCACTTGAAACCAACTCGACCAACTGCGCCTCAGTGATGCCCATGCCCTTCGCGGCAAGGCCAAGCGCACCAGGCAAACGGTCGCCAAGCTGTTGCCTCAATTCTTCCATCGACACCACGCCTTTAGATGCCATCTGACCCAAAGCATTGAGCGCCCCTGCCGTCGCCTCGGTGCCAAGGCCCAATGAAGACGATGCGCGTGTCAACGCCTTGAACAATTCATTGCTTTGTTCAAGCGGAATGTTGGCTGACTTCATTGATGCGCTGAACCGCACAAAGTCGGCGCTCAAGCCACCAACTGCAACCCCGTTCGCCATTGCAGTCTTGCGCAAAAAGTCCATTTGCTGCGCAGCAATCCCGGCATCCTTGTAGATGGCGGTCAACCCCCGGCGCATGGAGTCGCCCTGCACCACAGCCTCAATGAATGCCCTGCCAAGCTCTTGTACGCGCTGAGCCAGGGCCATCACAGCGTTCGCTGCAATAGTCGCCACAGTGAACTGGCCCATTACCCCTGAGAATGCGCGTGCCGTCCGGTCGATGAGCGTCATCTGCCCGTTGGCTTCACGCAAGTCACGTTCCAGCGCCTTGATCTTGGAACCACCTTTGGCAAACGCGGAGTCGAGTTCTGAACCCACCAGCGTGCCACTGCTTTTCAGCAGATTGAGCGCGGCCTTAACCTTGTCAATCTCAATGCGAATTTCAGCGGCTGATCGAACACCCACCGTGCCAAGCGCGTTCGCAATACCCGCGCCAGCTTCACGCGCAGCGTCATCAATCTTTTTCAGCGCGGCTGCGGCCAGCGTTGCGTCGGTGGCTACCTGCTTTTCGGCATCAGCAAGACGCTCTTTCTCGCGCCTCAGTGCGAACGCGGCCTCATTCGTTTTGGACAGTGCTGCCGCTTCCTCCAACCACTTCGCATCAGCGTTCTGCGCAATCAGGAAATTCTGCGCTTCAACCAGCAGTTGAGTCTCCCTGGTGACGCGGCGGCGAGCTTCGGCGGCTTCGACAATGGCGAACGCTTCTTTCTGCCACAGGTCATCAGCCTTGGCGCGAGCCGCATTCTCTGCGTCCTTGTTGGCGCTGTACGCGGCTGATGCGCGGGTCGCCTCACGGTATGCAGTTTCCTCGGCAATGAGCGCAATGCGCCCCTTCTCAAACAGCTCGGCAAGGCCACGCTGTTCAATCGCCAGCAGACGGTCGGCCTCGGCCATTTCCTGGGTCTTGGCCTTGGCGCTCGCAAGGGCCTGGCCGGTTGCAGCAACCTCGCTTGTCAGCTTGGTGTGCGCAGCGGTCAGAGCGGCCTCAGCAGCGGCAAAATCATCAGTGGCAATACCAGCGGCAGTCAAGGCCCCTTTGGTGCTGTTCAGAGCTGCGCTGCGCTCGCTCAGGCTCTTGCTAGCCGCGCTGGTTATCGCTGTGCTTGTCTTGACTTGGTTGCCAAGCTCTTTTTCAGTCGCTGCCGCTGCCGATGTCTCGGCTTTCGCGGCCTTGTACGCTTGCCCAAGCTCACGAATCTCGCCCCGCGCCTTGATGATTTCACCGGTGGCGATACGGGCCGCGGCGGTGTAGTCGCCGGTACCGTTTTTCAGCTCGGCCAGGGCCTGCTTCTTGTCAAACAGCGCCTGCTGTGCCAGCTCAAGGGTTTTCTTGGCCTCAATCTCTGTTGCTCGCAGCGCGTTGGTTGCGGCACTCTGCTCAAGCAGCTTGTCGGTCAACTCTTTTGACCTGGTGCTGGCTGTGGACTGCGCAGCGGAAAGTTGGTCAACCTCATCGCTCAATCGGCCAAACGCGCTGACCATGCGGCCTGATCAGCCAGCCTGTCAATCTCGGCACCCAGCTTGGCAAACTCAGGTACCGCGTCAGCACCCTGCTTGCCCAGCGCTGCAACGTCCGTCTTGAGTTGCTTGATGCTCTCTAGCCCGACCGTCTCAACAGTCAGGGTTAACGGTACGTCATGTTTTGCTGCGGTTGCCATTCAAAGACCCTCGGAAATAAAAAAGCGGGGACTAGCCCCGCTGATTGCCCCTGCTGTGGCAGCGGAGCGTTTGGTGTCAACCGGTTAGATTGCCACGTCGAGCAGTTTGACCACGAAGGGTTCAGTCTTGCCAGCAGGGGTCTTCAAGCGACCTGGCAGACTCACACTGGCGAAGTCACCGGCCAGGAAGTCGAAGGCGCTGTTCGCGGCAATGACAGCCTCGTACACGTCAACGATGCAAGGCAGACCGTCAGCAAAGTTCTTGCCGTCGAAGCGGAACTTGGCGCGAATCTGCGCTTCGGTACCACCAGCGATTTGCGTACCGGTCACAGCACCGTAGGTACCGGTGATTTCCAGGGTGGCACCGTCAACAATGGCGCTGCCGGTAAGAATCTTCAACATGCCCAGGCGGTAGTTGATTTCGTAGTCGGTACCCAGCACGTAGGTCGTGACACCACCGGTATTCTTGACGCTGAACCCGGCAGTAGCGATGTTCATGTGACCGATTTCAACCCATGCATTTTTCTTGCACACGATTTCAATGGCGGTCATGGTGCCCGAACCGATGTTGATTTCGGTCTTGGTACCCAGCAGCGCAGCAACCAGCGTGTCGCCAGAAACTTCGGCAAAGTCCACCGTGAATTCAAAGGGTTGGGGAATCGTCACCGACTCAATCACCTGGCCGTAAGACGAGCGACCCTTGGACACCATTTCTTTGAGTTCCACCTTGGGGGTGATTTCAAACTTGGTCGTTTCCAACGGGCCAGTAAAGTCTTCAAAGGCACCCAAGGTAGCGTTGTACCGGGCAATGTACAGGTCACCAGCGCCCAAAAATCCGCGTGCAGCAGTCATGAATATTCTCCAAAAAGTTGATGTCGCAAGATGGACACTAGCAAACGAATTGTGTCCACGCGCAACGGTATTTACAAACGGTCAAATTTCACTTCAAGGATTGGTTAAATCCTCGACAAAATCAACATCAATTTCAACGGTAGCGCTCACGATCCCCACACCATCGCCCCTCGGCCCGATGTCCCGGCCCCGGTAGTGAACCCGCCTCACTTGCCCAGCCAGGGTGACCCCATCTGAGAAGATTGCGCGTTTCAAATCCTTGATCAATTCGTGACCCTTGTCGTTGGGGTGATCCGGGTCACATTCGTGGTAAGCAACGAGCACGTAGCTCTGCATAACCTCAACGGTAGGTAATTTCCCCGGCCCGGAACTTGGGGTGTCAGGCCCTTCGATCAGCACCACGCAAGGCACCTGGCCATCATCAATGCGGCGGCGACCGCGCATCACGCGCAGGCCGATGTCGGTGTTAAACCCGTTGGCGACCGTGATGGTTGCCAGCCGTGCGGCCAGGTCGTTCGCAATCTCAGTGGCTTTGTGGAATGTGCTCATCGGAGTTCTTTTTCAAATAGTTCGACCACTTGCGCGACCGTGTTGGTTTCAAGTTCTTCACGCGCCTCATCAAGCACTTGCGATGCCTGGTAGCGAAACAGTTGGTACACCGATGGGCCGTAGCGCACCTTGTAATTGCTCTTGCCCTTGGCCCCGGCGCTGCGGGTCGCCAGCCCCAGCCCTGCCCCGTTGTCAAGCTGAATCAAAAACCCATGCTCAAGTCGCTTGACCGACCCTGGCTTGACGGCCACCGACATGCCAGCGCGTTTCTTGTCAGCCGGGATGCCGCGCATTGCGTCACCCGTGCGCTTTGTCCAACCAGGCCACTTGCCGAACTGTCGGCCTGCGGCCAGAATGCTCGCGTTGGTGTGATTGACCTGTTGCGTCAACTGCTTCGCGTCATAGTTGATGAGCTGCGTCATATTGTTCTTGGAACCCTTGCCCGTGATGACTGCCTCAGCTTTGCCACCGGGCTTTGCATGGTTTACCACCATGCGGCTCTTGATGTACTCATCGGTCAGGTTGATGTTGGCAATCATGCGGGGCCGTACCAGGTCGTAAACCGTGTCGGCTGTCACGTTGACAGCGCGGCGGGTGGCCTCACCCATTGATGCACCGCTGATGCCGTCGAGCTTGCCAGCGAAGCGCTCCAAGGCTGTCACGTCAATCTTGACGCTAAGGCCCATG